ATCTTTTTAGGTTCTTTATCCATAGGTAGAAAAAAGGCAGAAAAAAATCTTACCAAGATATAAATACTTTTATGTAAGTAAAGTTTTTGCGGAAAATACCGGTATTTATATAAAAAATAAATTATAATAAACTAATATTGAAAAAATATGGCAACTAACAGTAAAATTTTCGTTTCACCTGGTGTCTATACTTCAGAAGTGGATTTAAGTTTTGTGGCACAAAGTGTTGGTGTTACAACTTTAGGTATTGTTGGAGAAACTTTAAAAGGTCCGGCCTTTGAGCCTATCTTTATAAAGAACTACGACGATTTCCAATCTTACTTTGGGGGTACTTCACCTGAGAAATTTGTAAACACACAAATACCAAAATATGAAGCGGCATATATCGCTAAATCATACTTACAACAATCTAATCAATTATTTGTAACTAGAGTTTTAGGTTTGTCAGGTTATGATGCGGGACCGTCTTGGTCTATCATTACAAGTGCAAATTTAGACCCAAAAACATTAACCCCTTATTGTTTAAGTGAAGTAACTCCATCAGGTTCTTGTGAACCAATTTGTGTTACAACTAAAACAATACCTTTCACAGTTAATTTTACTGGATGTACTAACAGTTCTTCTTCAGTAGAATTTGGTTTATTTCCTGACGAAATTGAAAACATTTTAACAAACCAATACGAACAATTTAACGGAAGCACCTCAACATTGTTAAATGATCTACAATTTTTTGCATATCAAAGAATATTAGATAACCCATCAGAAAGTACATCAATTGCATACTTTGGAACAATAGACGGGGATGATTATGATGTTTTGTCTACAGGATATACTGCGTCAACTAACGTATTTAATGTACCATCACCATCAAGTAATCTTACAGATTTTACATCTCCATTTAATGATCCTTGGTATTATGCTTTATTTGAAAATACAGGAAATGGTCTATATACAGGATACTCTTTTTGGAACGTAGTTACAGGATTAACACTAATTAATCCAATCACAACAACAACATCAACACTACCAACCCCAACGCCAACACCAAATCCTTGTGTTACACCTACACCAGTTGTACCAACAACAACAACTACAACAACAATTCTTGATTGTTATTCAGGTACTGTTGTGGGTATGATATATGTGTATAGTGGTAATTCATATACTGATTATGACGATATGGTTGTCGCAACATTAAGATCAAGAGGTATTTCAGATTACAGTGATGATGTTAACCCAAGATTTGAAATCACAGGTTTAACAGACGTTAATATTGATTGTACAGGTCAATATGATGATGTACTTAAAAATCCTTTTGCAAAATTCGTAATAAACGCAACAAATTACCTTGGTAATAATTTTAGTTTTGTTACATCATTTGCTAACTCAGATTCTGAATATATTTCTAAAGTATTTGGAGGTAGTAATTTTGGTAAACCAAGAAACGTAGTTCCTTTATTTGTTGAGGAAAGATTCCAATCGTTATTAAGATGGGCATATAATAAAGGTTATATTAGAGGTTTAAAATGTAATTTAGTATCTTTACCTGAAGCACAAAGTGAAGACCCAACATCAATTGGATGGTATTTAGAAAAATACCAATCACCTGAAAGTCCATGGGTTGTTTCAGAATTAAGAGGTTCTAAAGTTTATAACCTATTTAAATTCTATACAATTTCAGACGGTAATAGTGCAAATACAGAAATTAAAATATCAATTTCAGATATATCATTTGCTAATGAAACATTTACAGTTTTAGTTAGAGATTATTATGACACAGACTCAAACCCTGTTGTTCTTGAGAAATTTACAAACTGTTCCATGAACCCAAGTGAAAACAATTTTATCGCTAAAAAAATAGGTTCATTAGATGGTGAATATGAATTAAAATCAAGATATGTAATGGTAGAAATGAATGAGGATGCTCCTATTGATTCTTTACCTTGTGGTTTTGAGGGATACAATTTTAGAGAGTATTCAGGTGCAAGATCTCCATTCCCTATTATTAAAACAAAATATGATTTCCCTGGTGAATTAGTCTTTAATCCTCCGTTTGGTACTCCATCAGGAACTGATGATGCGGGACTTTCTTCGGGAGATAATCTTAGAAAAACTTTCTTAGGATTCTCTACAAGTGCTGATTATGGATATGATCCTAGTTTCTTTGAATATAAGGGTAAAAGAAATCCTTCTAATATTTGTTTCGCAACTGAATCATCGCCTTGGTTATATAGAACAAGAGGTTTCCACATGGATAAAAACGCAAGTGGTATCACAATCTCAAATGTATTCGCAACAAGTGGAACTCCTAGATTCTACGCAGGAGCCGCAGACTTTAGTAGTGAACCTACAGTTGAGACAAATCCTTACTATAGATTATTTGCTCGTAAATTTACATTATTAGTACAAGGTGGTTTTGACGGTTGGGATATTTACAGAGAAAGAAGAACAAACGCCGACAAATATCAATTAGGTAGAACAGGTTACCTTAATGGGGCTTGTGCAACAACAAGGTATCCAAACGCAGTTGGTTGGGGAGCGTTCAAACAAATCACTGTTGGTGATGGAACGAGAGAATACGCAAATACCGATTATTACGCATACTTGTTAGGAATTAGAACATTTGCTAACCCTGAAGCGGTTAACATTAACGTATTTGTAACTCCTGGTATTGATTATGTAAATAATAGTGACCTTGTTGAAGATACTATTGACATGGTTGAGAACGATAGAGCGGATTCATTGTACATTACAACAACACCTGATTACAATTTGTTATTACCAACAACAACAGGTATTGACGGATTAATTTACCCACAAGAGGCGGTAGATAATCTTGACGGTACAGGTATCGACTCTAACTACACGGCAACTTATTACCCTTGGGTATTAACTCGTGATAGTGTAAATAATACTCAAATTTATTTACCACCAACGGCTGAAGTTACAAGAAACTTAGCGTTAACTGATAACATCGCATTCCCTTGGTTTGCGGCGGCAGGTTATACTCGTGGTATTGTTAACTCAATTAAAGCACGTAAGAAACTTACACAAGAAGATAGAGATGTGTTATATCTTGGAAGAATTAACCCAATTGCAACTTTCTCAGATGTTGGTACCGTAATTTGGGGTAACAAAACTTTACAAGTAAGACAATCGGCTCTTGATAGAATTAACGTTAGAAGATTGTTGTTACAAGCACGTAAGTTGATATCTGCGGTTTCTGTTAGATTACTTTTCGATCAAAACGATGAAAAAGTAAGACAAGATTTCTTAAATGCGGTTAACCCTATATTGGATGGGATTAGAAGAGACAGAGGTCTTTACGACTTTAGAGTAACTGTTTCAAGTGACACTGCTGATTTAGATAGAAATCAAATGACAGGTAAGATTTATATCAAACCAACAAGATCGTTAGAGTTTATAGATATCACATTCTATATTACACCAACAGGAGCTTCTTTTGAAGATGTTTGATAAAAAATGATTTAAAAGTAAAAGAGGGATTATGTCCCTCTTTTTTTTTATAAAATTAATATATTTATATGATATGAATTATTACAAGTTTTTAGTAAAAAAAATAATAAAGGAAGTTGTTGATGAAAAAAACGTAGAATACGCATCAAAATACTACGCATTTGACTGGGATGATAATCTAATGCAAATGCCAACTTTAATATATCTTAAAGATGAAGATGGTGACGTTATTGGTATGAACACTGAAGACTTTGCTGAATATAGAACACTTATAGGTTCTGAACCGTTTGATTATGAAGGACACACTATAGTTAGTTTTGATACAGACCCTTTTAGAGATTTTAATGTTACAGGAGATAGAAAATTTTTGGAGGATATTAAATACGCCCCTATCGCTTCAGAAGTGGTATGGGACGATTTTAAAGAGGCGATAAATAGTGGGTCCGTATTTGCGATAATAACCGCTAGAGGACATTCACCAGCGGCACTTAAAAAGGCGGTTAAACATATTATAGAAAACAATATGCACGGTATCGAAAAGGGTGAGTTAGTAAAGCATTTAAAAGAATACCGAAGATTAGGAGGATTAAAACAAGTAGAAAATGAAAATTGGTTAATAAACGATTACTTGGACAGATGTCAGTTTTCTCCCGTATCTTATGGAAAAGGTTCCGCGGCTAACCCTGAAGAAGAAAAATATAATGAGTTATTAAGATTTTATAACAGAATGAGTCGGTCATCTAAAAAATTCCAAAAGGCGCAATTTATAAATCACGTAGACACTGGAAAAAATGCAATAGGTAGTAATTTATTTAAGTTCAAAGAACCATCATTTGGTTTTTCAGATGATGATGAAAGAAATGTAAAATCAGTTAAGAAAAGATTTTCAGATATAGGTAAGAAATTAAATGTTTATTATACTAAAGGAGGAGAAAAAAGATTATATGAGAACCGGTCTAGTAGAAGAATATTTTAAAAAAAGATGGAAGTAAATAGAAAAATTTTTTCTACCGTATATTTATAATAAAAATAAAAATAAACTAAAATTAAAAAATAGAAAACATGGCAGATCTTTTAATGAAAATGCCCATACCGTATGAACCAAAAAAGCAGAACCGATTTATCTTGAGGTTTCCTACAGATTTGGGTATCAATGAGTGGTTCGTTCAAACAGCGTCAAGACCTAAGATTACAATAACATCAAATAACATTAAATTTCTTAACACAGAAACTTATGTTGCGGGTTCATTTACTTGGGGGGACATTACAGTAAAAATGTTAGACCCTATTGGACCTTCAACAACTCAAGCGGTTATGGAATGGGTTAGATTGGTTGCAGAGTCTGTGACAGGTCGTATGGGATATGCTGCGGGATACAAAAGAAACGTTGACTTAGAAATGTTGGACCCAACAGGGGTTGTAATAGAAAGATGGATTTTGGTTAACGCCTTTCCGACAAGTGCTGACTTTGGATCTGTTGGATATGGTACTGATGGACCGGCTGAAGTTTCTATAACACTTAAAATGGATAGAGCGATTCTTGTTTACTAATAAATTTTTTCATAAATAAATTTTAATCCATATTGTCTTGTACGATATGGATTTTTATTTACAAAAAACATTTTAAAATTATTTTTATAATAAAAAATTATGGAAAACGAAAAGTTATACGGGCAAATGAATTTTAATTTACCACATGACGTGGTTGAATTACCTTCAAAAGGTTTATATTATAAAAGTAAAAAATCTAGTGTTAAAGTTGGATATCTAACCGCAGCGGATGAAGATATATTAAGTTCAGGGGTTAAAAATAATAATTTATTAACTACCTTATTAAGAAATAAATTATATGAACCCGATCTAAAACCTGAAGATCTTTTAGACGGTGATATTGAGTCAATATTAATATTTTTAAGAAACACATCATTTGGACCCGAATATACATTAAATTTAATGGATCCCGCAACAGGAAAAATGTTTCAACACTCTTTCGTGATAGATGAAATCAATTTTAAAACACCAAAAACAACACCAAATGAAGATGGTACATTTAACACTACTTTACCTAGAAGTGGTGCCAATGTTAAATTAAGACTTTTAAGTTTAGGAGATAAGACAAAAATCACGGACATGGAAAGTAAATACCCTAAAGGTAGAGTTGC